ATGAGAAGAACAGCTATAACAGAGATGGTTGAGGCAGGAGTTGACACTACTCAGATCATGGCTGTGTCTGGACACAATAGTCCTAACTCAATGCGTCCATATATTAAACACACATTTAGTTCAGCAAGCAACGCACTAGAAAGAAGGGAGAGTTATAAGGATGCCTAGTATACCATCACAAGATTTTTTAGAAGGTATAAATGTAAAAGAGGGAGAATCACTCACGTTAGATTGTCCTAAGTGTAACGGAGTAAAGAAGTTTTCAATCAGCAATCAAGATGGCTTATTATTATATAACTGTTATAGAGCCTCTTGTGATGTCAAGGGTTCGTATATGACAAACATGTTAGCTGATACGATAAAGAAAAAGCTGCAGGGTGTTGCAGAAAACAAAACACCAGAGAAGTTTGTTATGCCAGAGCGTATAACTGATGGCAACAACGCTTATGTTCAGCGATTCAAAAGACGATGGGATCTGTCAATAGAATTATTGTATGATTGTAAGGACTCACGAGCAGTGTTTCCCATCTACAGCAATGGTAGACTAATAGATGCGATAGGACGAGCCTTGTATAATAGTCAACCCAAATGGTACAGATATGGAGGTGAGGCTAAACAGTACACGCATAGGATCTCTGATTGTAAAAGTGTGGCTGTTGTGGTAGAAGATTGTATATCAGCTACAGTAATAGGAGAAACTATGGCAGGTATAACTGGTGTTGCTTTACTTGGAACTAACTTGATGCGAGAACACAAGGAATATCTGGATAGGTTTGACAAGGTGATAGTCGCTCTTGATCCAGACGTTATAGGTAAGACCATTGAGTATACTAAAGAGTTAAAGAGTTATTGTGACCCTTCAGAGGTGTACGCTTTACACATTGAGGATGATCTAAAGTATAAGAGAGTAAATGATTTTAATAAACTAAGGGAGTTAATAGGTTGATAGAACTAGCATTGATAAGAAGCCTTATGCAACGTGACTTCTATGAAGATCACAAGGGTAGTAAATGTCCTGATAAACTATTCAGTAAGGATATTAGAAAGATTAAGAACACACTTGATGAAACTATGGGTAAGTATGAGAGAGATATAACGCTCACAGAACTACAAGCTTTGTTCTTTGCTAACAATGGAACACTAACCTCAGCAAACAAATCCTCTTTTGAGATCTTGTTTAGTAAGATTGCAAAGGAAGAGGCTATGAATAATGAGATAGCTAAGGAGGTATTGTCCAAGTTGTTTCAGCAGATGGTTGGAGAAGAGGTGGCTAACCTTGGCTTTGACTACGTGAATGGTACAAAGAATAATCTAGAGCCTTTACGAAACATACTTGACAACTATCAAGACGACTTCACTCCCAGTTTTAGATTTGAAGGAGATGATATTAGTTTCGATACTCTGGTAGATCATCTCAACCTAAAGTTTCAGTGGAAGTTTAACATACCCTCGCTACGCAGACGAGTGGAGGGTCTGAGTGGTGGTCACTTTGTTATAGTGGGTGCTAGACCTAACACTGGTAAGACATCCTTCCACGCTAGTATTCTAGCCTCTGAGGGTGGGTTTATAGATCAAGGTGCTAAATGTGTGGTGCTGTGTAATGAGGAGGCATACAAGCGTGTAGGCTTGAGGTATCTGTACTGTAAGTCAAAGATGTCTAGCGATCAGGTTCTTGAGAACAGAAGTATGGCACTAAAGAGATACGAGCCTATCAAACAGCTACTATCTATCAAGGATGCCACCGATAAGAACATGGATTACGTGGAACAGCTTGCAAAAAGTGTTAACCCTGACATAATTATACTTGACATGGGTGATAAATTTGCAACAGCCGGATCAGAAAGATCAGATATTTATCTCAAGGAGGCGGCAATTCATGCAAGAAATATTGCCAAGAAATATAATTGCGTTATAATTTGGATGTCCCAACTTTCAGCAGAGGCTGAGGGTAAGATAAATGTTAACCAATCTATGCTTGAAGGAAGTAAAACCGGAAAAGCTGCAGAGGCTGATTTGATGTTGTTAATTAGTAAGAACCCTGACATTGAAGGACAAGATAGTAATGACCCTCAGCGTCATATCCGGTTAGCTAAAAATAAATTAACTGGTTGGCATGGCACAGTGCATGTGGAACTGGATGTAGAAACTGGAAGGTACTCAGCGTGACACCTACACAAGGAGATTTATTCCAAGAGTTCACTGAAGAAGAGGACTCAGATAAACCTAATATAACGTGTAGGCATTGTGGGGAAGTTAAACCTAGAGAAGAGTTTAGATTATATCGCAGAGCCACTGGTGATAGAGAGTCCAGAAGTACCTCTTGTAAAAAGTGTCAGAAGTACAATGGAATTGTTGTAGAGAACATACGAAAAACTGCACCACCTGTATCGGAATGTTGTGACATTTGTGGTAAGAAGACTAAGTTGGTACTAGATCATTGCTATAAGAAAGAAACCTTTAGAGGATGGTTATGTCATCACTGCAATCTAGCCATAGGTATACTTGGCGATGATGTTGAAGGTCTAGAAAGAGCCACTAAGTATATAAAGGGAGAGTAAATGGTATGAAGCTTAATAAAAAGGGTGAGAATGTAAACTGGACGAGCGTAAAATACAACTCTTATAGAAAAAGACTAGAGAAAAAGAAAGAGTATATTAAAAGAGTAAAGAGAATGATAGGTGGTTGTATAAAGTGTGGCTTTAATGAAAGTCCTTATGCGTTACAGTTCGATCACTTAGACAAATCTAAGAAGAGGGATTCCATAAGCAACCTTGTTCATGCAGGTGGTGGTATAAGAACCCTTAAAGTAGAAATGAGAAAATGTCAGTTGCTTTGTGCAAACTGTCACGCTATAAAAACATACGAGGAAAAAGATTTTTTAAATAAGAAAGCTACACAGAAAGGATACCAAGGAGGTAAGGTAAAAAATATGAAGATAATTCTAGATGTAGAAAACACAACGACTAAAAGGGATGGTAAGTTACACCTTGACCCATTTGAGCCTGACAATTCTTTGACGCTTGTAGGTATACAAGATTGTCTTGAGGACGAGTCTACTGTGTTTGTATTTGACCATAAAGAAAAGGCAATAGAGGATGATGAATCAGACAAAAAGTTGCAAAGAGTTCTTGACAACACAACATTACTGATAGGTCACAACCTACAGTATGATCTTCAATGGCTTTGGGCATGTGGATTTAAGTATGATGGTGAAATATTTGACACCATGCTAGGAGAATACATCTTACAGCGTGGTCAGAAGGAGTCTGTTAGTCTAGAGAACTGTGCTATTCGCTACAACCTTGATATGAAGAAGTCTGATACACTTAAAGATTACTTTAGACGAGGGTTTCAGACAGATGAAATACCTCTTGCTGAGTTATCAGAGTATCTCCGGCAGGATTTAATGGTTACAAAGGCTCTTTATTGGAGACTAGGTGAAGAGTATGACAAACCTGAATCTAAATCTCTGATAAAGGTTAGGGATGTGACTAATGAAGTGTGTAAAACTTTGACCAAGATGTACATGAACGGCTTTAAGATAGACAAGAAAGTTTTACAGACAGTACGTTCTGACTTTGAAGAAGAACTAGTGGCTATAGAGAGGCGATTGCAGGATCAAGTGAGAGAACTAATGGGGGATACACCTATAAATCTTAACTCTCCAGAGCAGATTAGCCAGGTAATTTATTCAAGAATACTATATAATAAGAAAGAATGGGCAGTAGCTTTCGACTTGGTGGACGGAAAAGAAGATTTCAAACAAGCTGTCAAGGATAATAGTGCCATGATGGTTAAAACAAAAGCTAGTGTGTGTCATATGTGCAAGGGTAAGGGTAAGATACACAAGACTAAGAAGGATGGTACACCCTTTGCCAAGCCAAACAGATGCCCTGAGTGTGATACAAGAGGGTATAAACTGACAAAGTTAAGACATATGGCAGGTCTTGGGTTCTTTCCACCGTCAAAGGAGTGGGTTAGTGCCAATGGTTTCTCTACAAGCAAGGGCAACTTGGAGCATCTAATAAATATAGCTAAGACAAAAGAGATGAAAACAGCAGAAA